CCTACCCCTCCTCCCCCCCCTAAACAACAAATGGGCGACCTTCACAGGCTACCCATCCATCCGAATAACTTGTTTCGTATTGATAAAACTTGTATATTCGCAGCAAAAACTTTAAAAAAATGTCTGGAACAAAGATAGCACTTTTACAGAAAATGAAATCAAATTTCGATAAGATTCTTACCGAAAAGTATATTCCACGTAATATTCAGACCAAGAAAGATGAGCTAGGATGTGTAAAACTTCCAGCCGGATCACTTATATGTCCAGTTGATTTTAAGCATGTTACTAATAAGGAAGGCAAGAAAGTGACAGCCATAAAATATTCATCGAAACATGAGGAGTATCATGGATCGGGAATCCGGATCAGCGATGAATGTAAGATGGCAATGATATATCTTATTATCATAAACGTACTCAAACATGTGTTTCTAAGAAAAAGGATGCAAGATGGAAACAGAGATCAGATAGAGATCAATACCAATGATTTTATTGATATTCTATCGGATGGATGCGCTTATTTCTGCTACCGACATGTATTAAGAGATTCTCACGAAGATATAAACTACCAACTTATAAGTCTAAAGGCTTGGGCTGAAGGAGAGATCAGAATAGCATTGTCAGATATCATAAAATACAAGCATAAGGCTAGTAAGGTCCCAAGGATAAAGGATATGTTTGTAAAGAAAGGAGAATCCATATACACTTGCATTGATAAGAATCTTGATTCGGATTCTAGGCGAAGAATGGCTAACAAAAGCCGGAAGCTTGATAGGGTGAGAATCCTTTCCAAAATAATATTCAGAGCCAGAACCAGAAACGTACATCACATATACAAGGTAACTAAAAGAAAGACAGTTAAGTTCAATGTAGCATACCTTCTTAATGAGTTGAATAAGAAGCTCATAGGCATAGGTATGCGTGAAATATCTCAATCCACTATATACAGATACATAAGCATGTTCTTAGACATGTGTAAGAAGAGTATATCCGATTTGTATGACGAGGTAAAAAAAAACAATGGAGTGGTGAATACCAAAGACAGAAAGAACGTAACTATCGGATGCTTAAGACTATTATACAAGGGGAAATATATGCATATCCTTATATCGACAGAATACATAAGAGATGTATTTTTAGGAGAAAAATCTTCTGAGATGAGTAAAGCTGGATGATTTGAGTATCAGATATAAAATTTAATATTTACATATTATTCACATTTATTTTTAATAGTTAATTATAACTATTCGTATCTTTGTACCATAAACTTAAAAGATATGGTAAAAGAGGATTTTAGAAATGAAAACGACCTCCTTCGTCATATTATGACGGTGGATAAAAACGTAGAGCAGGGTCGTGCCTTGAAGAAGATTTTCACCACTAGGGAGAATCTGTTTATTACCGGTAGAGCTGGTAGTGGTAAAAGTACGTTCATGAGACGTATCGTAAAGTTCTTGGGTAAATGTGTTATTGTAGCTCCTACTGGCGTGGCTGCGTTGAACGCAGGAGGGCAGACCATCCATTCGTTTTTCTCTATAAAGAACGATCCTTATATCCCTTCTATCGAGAGAGGTATGTTGTCTAATAAGGTGGATGTAAGTCCGTTTATGAAGAAGAAGATCAGAAACCTTGATACTATCGTTATCGACGAGATCAGTATGGTAAGACCTGATTTGCTTGATGAGGTGGCTGATATACTTAGACAATGCAGGCGTAGCAAGGAGCCTTTCGGTGGAGTTAGGTTGATTATGTTTGGAGATCTATCACAACTACCACCTGTGGTGACGGCGGATGATTTTATCGACAAATATTATGAGAGCCGGTTCTTTTTCTCATCAAAGGCATTAAGAGCGTCAGGATTCTCGGTCATTACCTTCGAGAACGTATTCCGTCAAAAAGATCCTCAGCTTCTTTCCGTACTTGAGGATATAAGATGTGGGGTTATTACCGATGAGTCAAGACAGATATTGGATAGTAGGGTCAAGTATCCGGATAATATGGATAATACTATAATTATATGCTCAACTAACAAAGAAGCTTATGAGATAAATAAGACTAATCTTGATAAGATCAATAATAAGGTATTTAAGTTCGATGCTACCGTATTCGGGGAGAAACCTGTAGCGCCCTGTGAGGATGAGCTTATAGTAAAGGTAGGAGCTAAGGTCATAATAACCAGAAACGGCAACGGGTATGTCAATGGCTCGATGGGTATCATAACCAGCATAGATACTGTTGATGAGACGATATATGTTCATCTAGATAACGATACTGAGGTGGAGATAACTAAAGAGAAATGGGAGAAGATGAAGTATAAGCAGGTAGATGATTCCCTTGAAGGCATTTCTTGCGGCTATATAATACAATATCCATTGAGGTTAGGATACGCCATAACTGTCCATAAATCCCAGGGAATGACTTTAGATAATATATTTGTAGACATCAGCAGAGCCTTCGAGATAGGACAGATATATACCGCTCTTTCAAGATGTAGGTCTATAGACGGGCTTTATCTAAAATCAGTGCCTAAGGAAGATATGGTACTGCTAAGCGATAAGATATCTGACTTTATAGAGAAGGTGGATGAGAATGAGGGTGTATTGAATCCGGAAAAGATATCTGATATCGGGAAGGATATGATTAAGAAACAACAGGATTTATTTAACTTCGAGGAATACGGATTATAATGGCTAAGAAAGAACTTTTTTCAGACGTAGATGAGTTAGTATCATCTTTAAATAAAGAGCTTGGAGAAGGCTCGATAATGAACTTCGGTGATGATAAGCCTATAATATCCATACCAAGGGAAAGTACCGGATCGCTGGTGGTGGATAAGGCCCTCGGCGGCGGATGGGCGGTAGGCCGCATCCATGAGCTGGTCGGGATGGAATCTTGTGGCAAGACCATGATGTGTACGTTAAGTATGATCGAGTTCCAGAAAAAACATCCAGATAAGCTGGTAGCTATAATAGACGTGGAGAATGCTTTCGATATTGAGTACGCTAAGAAAATGGGATTGGATATAAACCGGTTTTTGATCTCCCAACCAAGCTACGGGGAGCTGGCTATTGACATCACGGCCAAGCTGGTGGAGTCCGGCAGGGTAGGATTTATTGTCGTGGATTCCGTGGCAAATCTAGTCCCGAAGAAGGAGATCGAGGGTGATATGGAGGATAGTAACATGGGATTGCAAGCTCGATTGATGTCAAAGGCTATGAGAGTTCTTACAGGGATCGTAAACAAAAGCGACTGTGTTCTGGTATTCATCAACCAATATCGGGAGAAGATCGGTGTTATATACGGCGATCCTAAGGTAACGACCGGAGGTAACGCCCTTAAGTTCTATGCCTCTATCCGTATGGAGATGGCGAGAAAGAAGGTTATTGTAGGAGAAGATGGCTCTTCTATCGGTCATGAGGTTCGGATAAAGGTATTGAAGAACAAGACAGCTATACCTTTCCAGATAGCAGAGACAGCATTGTATTATGGCGTAGGATTTGACAAGGAGCTTGAACTTTTGAAGTTGTGCGAGGAAACCGGTATCTTTACCCGTAAAGGATCATGGTACTGGTACGGGGATGTCCGGGTAGGAAATGGGGTGGATAATACGTTAAGCATCATGAGAGATAATTGTGAGTTATGTCAAGAATTAAGAACTAAATTGAATATCTGATTATGGCAATAGGAGTAAAATTTGTGGATGTAATTCCATCCAGCGTAGAGAACGCTGTGGAGGTTAAGAAAGGGGATGTGAAGAACTATCTGTTCGTAGGTATTCCTATGAGCGAGTTTATTGGAAAGAGATATGAGTATGAGGGATTCATATACATGTGCTTACAAGGTGTAACCGGTGGGGTTGAGCTTGGCGGTGATATAGCCGTAGCCGTATTGAGACCGGTTCGCCCCGCCGTAGGGGAGGCTTCTTACCATTTGGTGGATATCAAGAAGTGTAAGTATAATAGAACTGATGTAGTTCTATTATTTAGAGAGGGAGATTTCAAGGTTGTTAAACGTGATGATTGTAATTTAATTTGATTATGGATGCTGAGAAGATATTTGTTACAAAATATAAAATAAATGGAGAAGAATATATTGGATGGATATATGCGTCTAATATAGATCAGGCTAATGATTTTCTTAATCAGAGGAGAAATACCGAGGAAGTAGTTGGTGGTCCGTGTATAGATCAAGATGAGATAAATGATGTTATTAATCATATATAGTGTATGGGAACATATATATCAATAAAATCAACAGTAAACGCATTCAGGTACGGTATTGAACCTGTACCTGAATGGTACGATAAGATATCCAATAAGACCAATGAAGTCGATGTTATGGTTGACGGGAATAAGGTAAAGGCATTGGATATAAGGATAGAAAACGGCATTCTACGGGCTTTTTACGGTTATTATATAGGTATGTATCCGGATAAATCGATACAGGTGTTTAGACCGGAGGATTTTCATTCATTATATACGCTCAAGATATGAAAATATACACAGGACTGATAAAAGATCTAGGATGTAGATGCTTTTATTACGATAGCGGTATGAATATACCTATTGGGTTCGTATGCGCTGAGATACCTGATATTAGTTCTATATTATCATCAAAGAATGGATTATCTCATTTTTATGAACATATGATAATAAAATGCAATGATGATATTAGTGATAAGTTATTCTTTGATTTTAATGGATATACAGATCCTAGATCATTAGTATTTAAAGGATTTACATTGCCTGATGTTGATATCAAGAAGTGTATTGATTTTTCTTATAATTTTATCGTATATCCAGATATAAGTGAAGATCTTATAGAAAGTGAGAGGAATGTTATATTAACTGAAATTGATAATGATGAATCATGTATTAATATCGATAGACTTATAAAACTATCTGGAATAGATAAACGTTGTTTTATAAACACATTAGGTACTAAAAGGTATGTCAGCAAAATAACAAGGGATGATCTTTATATGTGCCGAGATACGATATTGAATAAGTCAGAAATAGTATTTCATTTATATGGATGTGATGATTTTATGAATAAATATGTATCAGATATAACGGAATTATCAAATGAAGTTGATATTAATACATACTATCGTAATAGTCTTAAATATTTCCATGTTCATGATCCTAAATATGGTATTTATAAATATACTAAAAAGCCCAAACAGTTATATGTATCATTTGTATTAGATAATTATGATTTTAAGAAATTGTGCGTGTTGCTTATCATATTATCTATGATGTGTGATAATTATAATTTCTCTATGTTTAATTATCTTAGATCTAACGGATTATGTTATTCAGTAAATAGGAGATATATAGAATGCACGAATAGAATAGTGGCCAACTTGATAATTGACGTAAGCCCAGATAGATGTGATATTACAAAAGATTATGTGGTTGATTATATTAATAGCTTTAAGCTTATAGCGAATAATGACAATATAGAATATGCTATAAGAATGATTAAATTGGATGATAGATTGAATATAATGAATATTGAGTATTACCACGATGCCTATATATCTTTTGTAAGATCAAGACTTAATGGGGTAATGGATTTGTATAAATCATATGACAATATATCTGTGGATGATGTTATGGATATGATTAAAGATATTACCGAGGATAGATTAATAATTCAATACTGCTCTTTATGAATATAGCGATAGGAATAGATCCGGGTATAGATACCGGAGGATTGGCCATGATCCCGGAGAACGGAGAGGTTAAGGTAATTATGACACCAAGGATATCGGCTAAGGGGGATATAGATCTTAGGGCTATATCAAGTTTCTTTCTCGATGCCGCAGATAAAATCAAAGAAGGAGGTGGGGGGACGCTGGCGATCGCCGTCGAGGACGTCCACAGCATCCACAACAGCTCGGCCGCCAGCAACTTCACCTTTGGAGGGAGACGCCGGGAACCGAACGCCCTATTCGCTATGATGGTGGAGATGATGGAGCGATACGGATCTCACCCGGATGTTAGGTTCATGTTCGAGGAGGTACAGCCAAAGACATGGCAGAAGGAGCTTCATACGACAGCCGATCGGGTGTATACGGCGGCTAAGCTGGATACGAAAGCTACCTCCATCCGATGCGCCATACGCCTTTTCCCTTTGGTCTCTTTCGTGAAACCATGGTCAGGAAAAGGAGTACAACCTATTAAGATACAAGACGGAATGTGTGACGCTACGCTTATAGCCGAGTATATTAGACGTAAGTTTAAGTTATTTTAATACTATTAAGCGTTTATTGTATTTGAGTTAATATAATTATGATTACATTTGCGATGTAATAAAAAGTAGTTCGTTATGCTTATAAGATGCTTGTCGAAATCATTAAATGAGAAGTTGAGTAAATTGGAGCTGGTTGTTAAAAATGTCGGATCTAATTCACTTTATAAGAATATTAAGATAGATGTTGTTAATAATCTGGCTTATATCACTTCCGTAAACGCCAAGGTATGTGTTATAGAGCGATTGGAGGTTGAGGCTGACTCTAACTTCTCCTTCTTGGTCGAGGCAAGCTCTTTCATCAGGTTTGTAAAAAAACAGAAGAATGGTGAGATTAAGATCGTGCTTTCCGATAAGAAGGACAGTATTACCGTATACTACGCCTCTGGTGAGTATAGTTGTCCGGCTTTTGATGTAAATACTTTCCCTGTGGTATATAAGATCCCTGATGGAGGTATTAATGTTAAGATGAATGATTATGTATCGGTCCTTAACAAGGCCAGTAACTATACGGAGATCAACGAGCTTTATCCTTGCATAGAGAATGTGGTCATTGATATTGATGAGATTAATATTAATATAGTAAGTACTGACAGGAATACTATTTACAGGTATTTTGTTCCTAATCAGGATAAGGTAGAGAAGGTATTCATCCCGGTATCAAACGCCTCCTCTTTATTACTTGATAAACATATAAATAAGTCATTAGATACGTTGTCTATCAAAGTAGATGATACTAGGACTTACTTCTCTACCCCTGATATGGATATGTATGAGATTCACTTTGACGGTAATTATCCTAACTGGAGGTTCGTGGACGAGCATTTTGTCAAAACAAGTACCTATGTCTTTGATAAAGATCTACTCGTCCAGGCCCTCCAGAATAATATCAAGGTAAATGAGTTCGATCATTGTAGATTGATATTCACTGAAAAAGGATGCGGTATTATGTCAGAGAACCCTATGTCGGGGAGATCTTGTAAGGAACGACTTACAGCTTTATCGCATTATGGTAATGACATTATGTGCGACGTATTATGCGGAAGGTATCTTGGTATCGTGAAAAGCATATCATGTAATAGGATCGTTATCGAGCATGACCATAAATCTCATTTCAACAAGATTTATGGGGAGGATAATAAGAACGAGTATTTCTTGTCATCATCAATTATTGTTTAATTTTTAAATGTATATATAATATGGGAGTTCGTGAAAATTCATTATCGTTTAATACACAATACTTTAATATAAGTGGGGGTGGTGTATTGTATCAATCCTCAAGAGATCCTAAGGAAGGTTTCGAGGAGCATATAAATGAGAAGATAGGAGCCGTATCCTACTGGAGGGTTTTCTGGAACGGTATAGAAGGATATCTTTCTGATATTTTTGTATTAGAGCAGGAGATGAATGGCGCTAAGACAAATTTCTTATTTATAAAGATAAGCGATGAGGAAGGTAATTATGTTATAAAAGTTCCATTGATGACCTCAAAAGGTGGAATTAATAGCTATGCTAAGTCTCTTGTAAGATACTTGCCTAATATCGACCTAAAACGGAAGATTGTTATCAATCCTGCGCATACTAAAAAAGGAGAGCAATACGCTCCCGGTAATTTCTTTATCTCATACGCTAGGGAAACTCCAGACGGTAATGATGAGCTTATCCCGCAATATTATAAGAATGGACAGAATGGATGGCCTGACAGAGTTGAGAGTACTGATATAATGGGGAATAAGAAGTTTGATTATACAGCTCAAGATGCTTTCGCCTATCAAGTACTTAATAAGTACATTCAAAGCATTAAGACAGATGGTGTGAAACCCGCTCAGTCGGAAAGCCAAAACAACGCTGGTGAGGCTACAACGCAAACGCCCCCACCGTCATATCAGCCGCAAGCCCAGCCGCAGACGCCTCCTCCATCATACCAGCAGGCTCCGCCTCAGACAGCTCAAGCGCCTTCTTTTGGAGGTCAGCAACAACCTCCTCAATATCCTCCTTTTGGAGACGATAGTGACCTACCTTTTTGATTAACTAATTGAAAATGAATAATTTAATGGAAAGTAATTTTAATATATCTACTAAAGTGAACCGTGTCTCGATGCCTACCCAAAATAAGGTAGATACGGTTATGAAGAACCTAGGGCATCGATCTTGTATAGCGTATTCCGAGGAAAAGGATATGTATTATAAGGATGGAGAATGGGTAGCGTCGGATCTTGACGCTACTATCTTACCTCTTAGGGAGATGTTCGAAAAGACATCTGATTTGAAGTTGGGATTGAAGATCGTGTATTTAATAATCAAGTTATAATATGACTACAATTGAAGATATCAAGAAACTTCTGGAGAGTAAGTCGTTTACATCAGCCAGAGATCTTGACGAGTTTGAGGAAAAGCCGGATGATAAACAAAACGAGGTTAGACTGAATTGCGAACCTATGGTAGGGATGGTGGAGAAAGAGGGAAAGATCTTCCTTAACTCCGTAAGATTCTCGAAAGCATGGAACTCGTTGGGTAAGGATATTCCTATTAAACAGGGTAATGCCTTCCCATTAGGACAGGGTGATGTCCTTGATATAGACACAGGGGTATGGGCATCGTTCCCGGACAATACCATAGGGGTGTTGATGATGCTGCCGTCGTTTACCTGCGATACGGGACTTACTTTGGTAGGATCACCGTTCGTCTCGTCTAATAACGGGAATATCATGATCAGGGTAACTAATGTCCGTAAGGATATGGCTATAGTCGAGAAAGACAAACATATAGCTGAGTTAATTATAGTCGGCAAGATAAAAGCCGATATTCGTGAAACCTATAACAGTGATAAAGATGTTCGGATTGAAGATAGTAAAGAGTAGCTATATAAATACTCTAAAACAGGATCTTGATGAGGCTGTTAGCTATTCAAGTAGATTAAAAAGAGATTATGAGGATTCCCGCAAGAAGATAACGGAATTGGAAGAGAAAATAAAGTATCTTGATACGCTTGTCGATTCTCTTGATATGGATATAGATTCCAAGGATTCTCATATAGTTAAGATGGGGAATGAGCTTAGTAAATCAAGAGAGCTATATAATGAGTCGGTAAAAGAGAAAGAAACTCTTAAACGGGCTTATATGGATATCGAGAAGAAACATAAGTTATCATCTAAATTACTCGATGAGGCTAGAAGAAGATATAAGGAACTTGAGGACCAGAATAAAATCATGTCAGATCGTATCAAATATCTTGAGGCAGAGATTTTAGACATCGATGTTCCTGATGAGGTTGTTGTTGATGAGGATAAGATGGATCCTAACTCAGGTCATATTGATATACCTGAAAATAACGCCCCTGAGGTCGCTGATGCTGGTATTGACGTAAATGTCGAGAATAAGGCGGAGGATAAGAAGAAATCTAAGAAACGTAAAAAATCTAAGAAAAGTGAATAAGATCTTGTTTTTCTTGTTAACGTTATTTACCTTAGCGGTTGTCGGATGCAGTACGTCAAGAACCTACTATACGGAATATGATACTACTGATATATCTTATGTGGTGGATTCCATAGTGTCTTCCGGGACCGTGATGGGCCAATGGAAGGAGTGGCGGTTTACGCTGGACGACGGCCGGGTCGATAACTTTGGCTTTACCGCCCTGTACGACGCCAAGGGAAAGGCTAGGGGGTCTATACAGGTAAGGCAAAGATCCGATACGTTTAATATCAAGATAATAGATTATCATAAAAAGGATAAGTAATGGAATACGGACTAGGTTACATACCATCACCAGTGGATGACAGGGACTCTATCATGAACATGCAGCACGAGGCTGTTCCTGATGAGTATAAGATCAATAATGTCGATAGCGTAGTGGATCAAGGATCTTCTCCTATTTGCGCGGCAATAAGCTTGGCTGAGATACTTAATTGGAGAAAGAGTATAAGGGCTATTAAAAGACCGGCTAAGATCTCTCCTTACGATATATATGATCTGAGAGAGGATAAGGATCAGGACGGGATGGTTCTTCGTGACGCTATCAAGTCTATCAAAAACGTAGGCGTAGATGGGGAGAAAATAAACAGTTACGCTAGGATCATAGATCCGGTATCGGCTAAGGTAGCGTTGATGCTGAATGGGCCTCTGGTTATAGGTCTGTATTGCTATAATTATGGTAATCGATTCTGGCAAGGCCAAGGACAGAACTTGGGAGGTCATGCCGTTATCCTCACCGGATGGGACAAGGCCGGCTTCGTCCTACAGAACAGTTGGGGGACGGGATGGGGTAGGTCTGGTATAGAGACGTTCCCGTTCGATGATTGGTGCTATATGCTAGAATGTTGGACAATAGTTTCATGATATTACTATATAAACTTCGAGAAATTCCGTCCCACATCCTCTTGTGAAAGACGATGTGGTTATTTAGGACCCGTAGCTCAATCGGTAAGAGCAATTGGCTCATGACCAGCAGGTTGTCGGTTCAAGTCCGGCCGTGTCCACAGTTGGATTAATAGAGTTTGTCATTAGATTTAGAGTTTAGATTTTGTTTGATGTCCTTGTCCGGGAGGATCGGGACATATGGATCCGAGGATCATTGGATGATTACCATAATATTGGAGATGCTGGTTCGATTCCAGCCGGATTCGCTAAAATATTGTTTGGTAATTATATACAATTTATAGATCTTTGAATAAAGGGGAGTTAATTTAACGGATAGAATTTACGATTCCTAATCGTAGCGTGGATAAGGGTTCGATTCCCCCACTCCCCACATGGTGTTTTCTTAAACATATTCCCGCAGGTCGGTAATTAACGATAACCGGTAGACAGCCTACGGGAATCAACAAAATCTTACGTGCTTAAGATCGCTTTCAGTTCTATTTTTCGTGTGTATCTATAGGAGGGTAGCACGACCCTCCTTTTTATAAATACTATTTGGTATGGACATTAATCAGATAAAGAAGTATTTGCCAGTTGGATGGGATGTGGTTGACCTGATAGATCACGGTATAATCGATCTTGATATTATGAACGGGAAGATGATGGGAGAGTACGCCGCCATGTTGATGGTGAAGTCGGACGTGAATAGTGTCGGGTACTCAGTGACTACCTTCTCATTCCATGATAAGGATATGGATAAGTTGAGGATGTTGATAGGTAACGCTATAATGGCGGTTGGGTTAAGGAATAATCCTCTGACAGGAGATGGGAACACGGCAATCAAATAAAGGTATTGAATACACTGAAAGAGGGATATTGGATATCCTTAACAGACAGTTCTTGGTATCGCCTAAATGGGTGATAAATAACCTGTATGTATATAACTGGGAGTCCGATTATCTGGCTATAACTAGATCCATGTACGCCTATGAGGTTGAGGTTAAGATCTCATTAGCTGACTATAACAAGGATTTCGATAAGGAAGGCAAGCACCAAGTAATGCAAGGCTGGTTCGAGGCCCGGAAGCAAGCCCTATACGAGACCGGGGACTGGGTCAGGTACGGCCGTCCCAACTACTTCTACTACTGCGTTCCGGATGGGTTGGTTGATCCTAAGGACATACCTCCGTACGCCGGGCTTGCTTATGTTTGTGGCAGGAATTTGAGAAAGGTCAAGGACGCCCCTATCCTGCACCGTGATAAATTTGACCCAGAAGCTTATAAAATGGCAGATAAATTCTACTATAATTGGTGGAATGAGAGACGTAAGGCCAGACAGATAGAAGGGAAAGATATGAAAGACGAGTTCAGGAAAAGCATGAAAAAGGTAAAGGAGAAGATAACTAGGGATACCAAGGAGAAGGCGATGGAGGCGTTCTGGAGCGTCTGCGATTATGCCTACTGGCCGTACGGGGGAAGAGGGGTGCCCGGGATGAGGCCCAACTGTTCCGCTTGTGGCGAGGAATGTAAATTACAATGCCCGAAAGGGAAAGAATTTAAAGACAAGATACGATGAGCAAGATTAAAGATGTATTGGCAAGAGCCATTTCGTTAGCCTCGGAACAACCTATGAGCTATAAAGAGGCGATTGAGTTACTTAATGATATAGATACGTGTAAGGTCAAGATATGGCTGGAAGAAGGAGCGATATTGCCTAAGTACGCCCATAAGGAGGACGCTTGCATGGATCTGTTCGTCAAGGATGTAGAACTTGACGGAGGCAGGACCATATATCATACCGGTGTACATGTAGCATTGCCGGAGGATTATGAGATGGAAATACGCCCTCGTAGTAGCATCACCAAAACAAAGTCTATTATCCAAAACGCCCCGGGAACCGTTGACGAAGGATATAGAGGCGAGATTATGGTAGTATGTAGACGTGTGGATTGTTATGATGATCCTTCTTATTCGGTTGGGGACAAGGTAGCTCAATTGCTTATCCGTAGGAGGGAACGTATCGTATGGGATCAGGTTAAGTCGCTGGATGACCTCGGATATACTGATAGAGGCGACGGTGGATTCGGAAGCACGGGGAGGTGATCATGAGCGGAAGGGTTAAGATAAAGATCAAGGATAAGAAGCCTAAGATCGATGTATTTAAGGTGATAGAGAACCGGTTTAAGAACATGAACGAGCTTCGGGATCTGATCGACATGGATCCAAGGAAAGGGCTGGTCAGGATCCGGGACGGGGCCGGCTTTAGGGAGGTGGAACGGGGCGGGTGCCTGCATCGGAACTACCTTAACCTGTTGGAGGAGGAGCTAGGAGCTAAACTATCAATAGATCTGATAGATAAATATATTAAAAGGAATATCTAGTTTTATACATCTGCCCTAGGAATTGCTTAGGGCAGGTTCGTTTTATATACCGAAGTGTCTACCACGATCTGGTTATCCAGATCCTTAATCAACTCAACGATCTCATCCCTTATATCGTAAGAAAGCAAGATCGGGATTATGGTTAACATAAAAGATAGTATTATCCCGAATCCTATTATGACAAGGATATCATTATACCCTATATCTAATATCGGCATGACAAACATCAACCCTGACGTGAATATCATTACGAACAACGTGGATATCTCATTTATCATATCCCGCTCCATCGTATCCTTAATCATATCTCCTCGACTTTAGTATGGTTTATTATCCTGCTGATATGACGGATACTCAATCCCGTCCTGTCCTTTATCCTACCATACACGTAGTTCCTAGACA